ACCTAATCCTAACCAAGTAAATCGTTCTTGATCTTCTTTTAATTGTGTTAAAAAAGTTGAATTTAATTGTTCTACAATGGTAGATAAAGCTCTGTTAATTTGTCTTTGATTATCTTCACTATATTCTCTTTTAGGTTCTGGTAATCTTACTACTACTTTTGTCATTATCTTCTTCCATCTGGTTGCAAGTCAGCTTGAAACGTACCAAATCTCCATGATTCACCTGCATTTGTATTTTCTATTTTAAGAGAAGCATATCTTCCTCTTGCTCTCGTATCTACTTTAGTTGTAGTTGAGTCAATTGTAAAGGGACTTAATGCAGTAGTAGTATTAGGGTCTGCTGGATAATCTGCTACTGAAATACTTATTTCTGCATTTCCTGTTAAAACTTTAAAGTTAGGTAAAAATCTTCTCATAGCTAAAAAATACTCTCCTATACCTTGATCGGTTTGTAAAGCAAAATCATAAGACTCAATAAAAGAAGTTAAAATAGTTGTAGTACCATTGGGATTTATTTGATCTGTTCCTACTTCATGTTCAAAAAATACACTTTGACCTAATCCTGATTCACCAATAACATTTGGAAAAGTACCAGTGTTAGAACTATTAAAAGCTGTTGCATAAGGTTTTGGATAAATTAAAGAATCAATCCAAGCAGTTCTTACAGAATTTTCATTTACTCCTGTATACCAATTACCCATTGGAGTAGGTTGATTTGTTTGACCATAATTATAAACTACATATCTGTTATTAAAATCTGCTCCTTCAGTTGGATACCACCAAGTTACTTCTGTAAATAGATTATTAATACCTGCACTAATTTGTTGACCTTTAGTAGTTGCACAATCATCATAAACATAATCTTCAACTGAACAAGGTAGTGAATTAACAGTACCATCAAATGCAAAAAAACCATTATTAGACATCCAATAAGCAACACCATCAATTTCAATAGCAGCATTTTGTCCAATCAATCCACAGTTTGTACCAACTTGTTCAAATCCAAATGTAAATGGAGCTCCAACAAATTTCATAGTATATAAAGAATTATCGGTCCACACCAAAATATTTTCTTTTGCAGTCAACGCTCCCATAATTTTAGTACCATCTTGAAGTCTTTGAGAGCCTGCACTGTTAACAGCTAAGATATCATACTCATTAATTTCTTCTTGATTAGAAAACCTAATAAACATATCATCTTGTGTACTTGGGTCTCCAATAGTTGTTTCTGTACCAAAATGAATTAAGTGTCTAGTTGTTGGAGAAATTAAAGTTGTTCTTGTAGCAGTTGGGTTTCCAACTCCTGTTCCAATCGCTGTTTGAAAATCAGTAGTTAATGTAGAAGCACGTGTTGTAGCTCCTAATGTTGTTGAAAAAGTAGCTGCAGCAGAATTTAAAGTAAAAGTTTTACCATTAAAAATAGTAGCAACTAATACTTGACCAAAATTATTTAAAGACCATAAACCAGGTTCTAAAGTAACGGTTGATGCCTCTACAGCTTCACCCCAACCTGTAAAATCTGTTGCATTGGTAATAGTTGCACCTGTTGAATGAGCTTGACCATTTGATGTACCGGCCGTTGCAGTTCCAAGAGCTCCTCTAGTAATACCTGTTAAAGTGTTTACACCTTTTCCTGTGTAAGTTATTAATTCATTTCCTACAGCTATAGTTCCTGCTGTTGGAAATCCTGTGTTTGATGTAATATTAATAACAGTTCCTGATCCACCTGTACCTGCTGTATCAGCAAGTAATGCTCCATTTAAAGTATTAGTTAATGCACCTGCAACAGTTCCACTCCATTGACCAATACCAAAACCATAACCATAAGATTGAGCTGAAGGTCCTACTCTTTCATAAGGTTGAACAGTCAAAGAACCGCCTGTTGATATTACTGCAGTTGCTTGATTAGAAGAATTAATTGTAAATGTTGTAGGAGTTGGAACTGATAAAACTTGAAATAATTGATCTTCAAATTGTGTAGCATTTAATCCAGTACCACTAGGTAGTGTTACTGCATCTAAAACAACCATGTCTCCTTCTATTAAATTGTGATCAGATGTAGTTGTAATAGTGCATTGTTTGTTAGAAGTACTATTGGTTGCTAATGTAGATGAAGTAAAGGTTGTTTGAACTCCTGCGTTATTACTACGAAAAGGAGTTATATCAAAAAGTTGTCCTTCAAAATATATAAGTAAAAATTTATCAGTTCCTATTGCTGTGTATCTATTACCTTCTAAGTCTACAAACGAATGAAGTTTTCTAGTAACACCTACAATGCTTTCATTAAGTAAAGATTGCCATCCTCCTACTTTTTCTGGAAGACCATATCTAAATCTAACATTATCTGATTCTACCCAACGACCAACAGCACCAACACTAGTGTCTTGTTTGTCAATCCCTGGAGCGAATTTAACTTGTTGAAGAGCCATCTATTAGCTCCTTACGCTGTATTTGTTTTGTATGCCCAGCCTCTTGTAGAATCTATATATACTAAAGTTACTGCTTGACCATTAGTTGATAATGATAAATTATTTGTACCAGAATTAATTGGTTGACCATTTCTTTCAACAGTAACTGCATTAGATCCAAAAGTTCCTCTTGCATCAATTATTACTACTTCATTTCCAACTGAAGGAGAAATAGGTAAAGTAATTGTTACTCCTGTTTGAGTTGTGTTTATTAAAAGTTGATCACCTGCAACTGCTGTATATGCAGTAATAGAAGATGATGTAATTGTAAAATATGATTGTTCTGTTATTGCTTTAGAAGTATCAGTTCCATCAGATTTAAGAAGCATAATAGCTCCTACAGGTACTGCAACAGGAGTTGATGATCCTGCTGTTTTAACACTTAAAGTATATTTATTAGCAGTAGTTCTGTCTGTTGCGTCTTCTATAATAAAAACTCTTTCAGAACCACTAGGCATAATTAAAGTTTGATTACGAGCTAGTGTACCTGTTAATTTAAAATATAAATTTTTACCATCAGATACAGCGCCATCTGTTAAAGCTACAGTAATATCTGAACTACCTGTCATTGCTAAAGATAAATAACCAGAAGCTGCTTGTTGTAAAATTTGTAAATTAGTATTAGTTATTGTTCCCCACAAACCAGCTTTTTCACCAGTTGTAATTAGTTCTAATTTTAAATCGTTTGAAAAAGTTGATGCCATAATTTATTTAATAAGGGTCTATATTTGTCCAAGTCATGTTTACTCCCGGTACAATATCATTCCAAGTTATAATACCAGGTTTTCCTGTGTTTGCCGTTAATTGTGATCCTGTAGGATTCACAACTGCTGTTCCTGTTACTGTAACACTTCCTGTTGATAAGGTCAATGCATTTCCAGTAACCGCTGCTGTTACATCTATTATTACTGTAGGACTTCCTATTCCAAGAGTTACTTGAGACTTTGTTGGGTTTACTACTGCTGTTCCTGTAACAGTTACTGTGCCTGTTCCAAGAGTTACTCTAGAACCAGTAGGATTAGCATCTGCATTAGTAGTTGCTATTGCAGTACCAACTCCAATACTTAATGCATTACCTGTTACATTTATAAGGACGTTAGGATTAAAGAACGATGTCGATATTGGAGCACCGGATAAGGAAGTTAGTCCGAGCATGGTCTATGCTCCCGTTAATGCTTTTATCTCGGCGTCGGTTAATCCCAAGTCTTTTAGTTTTTGTTTGCCAGAGGCTTTTTTATTTATAGCATTTGTCTTTGCTGTATCAAAATTAGATTGCATAGTTGCTAAACCATCAATACATTCTTGTTCAGTAGGTTTTGTTTTACTGTCATCATGTATAATTAAATTTGCATAAACTTTATTTTTACTATCACTCCAACCGAACCATTGTCCAGTATGTAGTTGAACTAAATAATCTTCTATGTGATTTGGTCTACCAGTTTCCATATTCATTCTATGTATCTCCTAATCTTATAAATTCTGCAAATGTTTGATTTTTATCACTTTGTCCAAAAGTAGATGTATTAGCATTAATCACATCAACTGAAAATTTCACTCTAAAATTACTTGCATTTGTAACATCTACAAAGGTACTTGTTGTTCCTTGATTGTGTGTATAATTTGAACTTATAGTAGTTACAAAATTATGAGTTTGTGCAACATCATCATAATTACTACCACTATCTGATGAAACTCTTATTTTTGCACTTGGTCCTCTATCGTCTCCACTAGAATTTGCTGAATAAATAGCAAAAGTAAAAGCTACTCTGTAAATACCAGTTAATGGAAAAGTAAAAATTCCAGAAGATTGAGACATTCCACTTCCAATATACCCAAATGTTGCATCATCTGTTCTTTCCCAATTTGATGCTATTGGGTCAGCATCTCCTGTAAAAGATGATGTTAATCTCCAGTTATCTGCAACTGTAATTCCACCACCTTTAATTAATGAGTAATCAATTCTTTTTAATGTACCAGCATCTGATACTAAAAATTCGTCTGTGTCTGCTGGTTCACTTGTTAGAGCTGTAGTACCAGAAATAATATCGTTATTAAGTTTATCTGATGTCACTGCATCATCAGTTACTCCAGGTGTTATAATTCTAGTTATCGCCATAATTTATCCTATTCTATAATTTTTGTTGCTGACAAATATGTTTGTCTATGATCAGATTCTGCAACTAAAGAACCAGCATCATAAGTAGCAACATACACATACATTTCTATATAATCATTTACTGCAAGTGATGCTATAAATGAATGACCTAAATTATATTCTCTTGATTGACTTGATGAGTAACCTTTATCATAATGTGTAAATTTTTGAAAAAGACTACCATTTTTATAAATATACATATCACCTCTTTCAATTTTATCGTCTGAATCATATAAGGTAATTCCTGGCATAACTATATATTTTCCAGCAGTTGCAACTGTCCATTTATTGTTTGTTAAATCAAAAACATTTGATGAACTTTCTAAAACTGTACTATCAAAAGTTATTTTAGTATATGCTCCATGATTACAAGTTTGATCACTGTCCTTTTTAACCATAAAATATGGTGTGTTAGTTCCACCAAAACCTGTAGCTGTTCCAGAGTTAGCAATAGTAGCACCACTAGGAATACTGATCGTATCACCAGATGCACCGATAGTAATAGTATCAGAACTCTCGTTGATAA